CCAGAGCCTTGATGGCCATGTACACGATGATGGCGAGCAGAGTGGTGAACAGAGCAGTCAGGGCGGTGCCGCGCAGACCATCCTTGCTGACACGCACGACGGAAGCCACTATAATTTTCGTGAGTTCGTACCATGCCAGGGCGCTGGCGAAAGCGAAACCACCCACGATGGAGTTCAGGGACTGAGCCTCGAGCTGGAGAGCGATAGCGGAAATCATGTCGGCCATTTGTACTATTTTAGGAGAAAAAAATATGACGGTTCCCAAGGGTCCCAAGTCTCGACCGCCCCCCAGGAGTCGCACGCGACTCCCCCGTAATTCTCCTCTGGCCCCTTGTCAAAACCTGGGACGAGGTCATCGTCAGTTTCATAGTCCTCCTCCTCCAACAAGACGGAGTATTTGGGCCTGGTCCTGGAGAGATCAAAGCCTTCGTCGGAATCCTCCTGGACCCACCACCCCGGGGTCATCTAATTTTCGCTCTGTTTGTCTATGGCGTTTTTCAACGCACGTTCGGAGGGGTTCTGGGGTTCCCACGAGGCCCAAGAGTCGGCGCACTCGTTCATTTTGAGAGCCTGGTCATCGTCTGTGCCCTCATAGCGGGTCCAAACCATTTCAGAGTCAGAGACGGTCTCCCACGAGCCGGAAGACTCTGAGCCGTCTGGGTCGTAGTCGGAGCCTTCGGAGGAAGAGTCGCTGCGCGACTCACTGTATATCTCCGGAAACAAAGACCCTATCTGCCGCCCCGTCACGTACCGGGCCGCGAACATCATACCGAACCTCATATCCTCCTGGAGAACCACGTCACGGCCGCACGCCTTTGCGTAGTGGGCGGCCATGACCGTCGCAGATTCCATGACGGGTCTGAAGATGTCGAGAGCCGATTCGAGGATCGCAGAGGTGTCGAGTTCACCATCGCCTGACCGGGGAGTCAAAGAATCCATGGACTCTTCTGGAATTTTAGAACAAAAATAGTCTCACAGGACGGCGCGGACCAAAGAGTCGCTCCTCTCAAGCAAAGTTGGAAAACAGAATGGTCGCAGACCCGTTCTCGACGTTCAGAAAGTTGTAGTTGACAGCATAGACTCTGATGACTCTAGATGAAGCACTGGGGTTCAAATTCAATTTCAAAATTTGGTTCTGAATTCGTGAGAGGTTGACGCCGCCTGACGGCCTCCTGGACTCGGGGTCGAGGCTGAAAGAGTACATGTAGAAATAGTAAGCAGGGACGCGGGTATGAAATTCCATACCCTGGATGACCCGCAGGAAAAGAGGGGTTCCTATATCCGTGGAGATGCGTTCGGTAGAGTTGAAGAAGAGCTCGAGGCTTCCGATCTGTTCGGTTCCGGTGCTGGCCAGAAAGTCATAGCCTAGGGCAGATTCGTTTTGGATCACGAAATAGAGTTCCTTGACTATGTTTGAAAAGTCGAGATTACAGCGGACGGCCAGGGCGCCGAGAGGGGCGGCGAACTCGGCCAGCTGGACCTGTTGGACGATGTGAACCTGAGGGGTCCGGCGGATAAAATCAATCTCCTTTTGACCCAGGTACGTGTATTCTACATGTAAAAAGGCGGTGACGGGGTCGGAAATGTCTGTGGGAGGAACGGTGAAAGTGTTGGTCTTGGCGGTGATGATTCGAAAGGTGACGGGCTCTTTGAAGGCGCACAAAGGAATACCCTTTTCGAGCAATGAAAAAGGAAGAGGAACCGTGTAGCTCTGAGCGCAGACGGTGGTGCCCTTGCCTATGAGGTTGGTCAAGGAGGCTTGTTTACCTTGGGGAACCTCCACGTCGTAACGGAGGGCTATGAACTCTCCGTAAATTCTCTCAATAAGGGTGGAACCTATGTAGAGCTCGACGTGTTCTATGAAAAGGGTCGCGACGGATTCCTCGACAGCCAGGGACGTGATGCTCGCAGGGAAGAAAATTTTGAGGTACATGTCAGTAATGAGATCTCCGGAGCGGGGGAGCTCGATGGAGTTTTCAGAACCCGGGACGAGAACGTCGTTATCGAACTGAACCTTGTCGACTCGGGATGAAAAGAGACTGGAGCCTTCATATTTCTCTTTGAAATACGTAACCTGTGGATCCGAGCTCAGGGCTATGTCTTCCTGACCCAGAAAGGTTAAACTGGCACGGGAGGCCATCTCTAGTAAGTTCTAAGGAAAAAAGCAAGCGCCGCAGGCGCTTTTCATTAGGGGTTACTTACCGGCGCGGCGCGCCGTGGCTCTTGACGTCCAACCAGGTCCATGAATTTCCATAGAGGTTCATGAGTCGCCCTAGGTGTTGAACCTCAGACCCCCTAACCCATCAGCAATCTGTAAAATGTTGTAATTTACAGCCAAAATTCGAAGTTCCTTGGCGGGCAAAAACGCTTGACCGCCACAATTGAGCGTCAAGAGAACCTGTTTGATTCGACTAAAATTGATTTGTCCACGAGGCTTGGGGGACCCCGGGTTGTCTGTGAACGAGTACATGAAGAACTTGCGTTCCGGGAAATTCTCGTAGTGGTTGAAAGGTTCGATGGAACCGGTATAAAGAGCGTCGGTCGTGTCGGGTGTGAAGAGGTACTGACCGTTGAAACTCAGTCCAAAACTCAGAACGGCGTTGTTCGCGTAGTCATAGGGCAACTGATTCGTCGGCTGAATGACGAAGAACATTTCACGGACGGGGTTTTTAATATCTAAATTGAAAACGGCCGACGTGAACCCGGGCAGGAGGCCGACGGATTGGTACTGACACTGGGTGATTGCGTAATCGAGGCGGGCCCCCTGAAACCACCGAATCTCTGGGTCTGAAAGGTATACGTAATCGACGATGATGGTGGCGTCGAGCGTAGGGGAGTTTACCACGACCGCAGTCAACTCGGTGAAATTTCTAAAGGTGACGTGAACCTCGACGTCGTGTCTGCCGAGGGCAACGAGGGGCAAGTATAGGGCCGGATTGTTATAGAAATAAAAGGGCAAATTGACAAAGTAGGTGCGGCCCGGGGGGTTGATGGTCGTGCCGGTGTCATTCTTGCCTGTGAGAATTTGAAGACCAGGTTGATTCTCAAAAGGGACGTGGAGATCGTTCCAGAGTTCTATGAATTCACCTGCGAGGCTCTGGATGGTCTGACCGCCAATCTTGAGGTCTGCAGTTTTGATGGCCCACGTGCCCACGGAGTCGTAGTACGAGAAGACCTGTGTGGAAGGGTCGACGATAGGGAGGGTCAGGGGGTACACGGAAATGAAGGTGTTTGAGAAGATGTTGGGCGAGGCGGTGGTTCCCGCGACGGTCACGGAGACGGGATAAGTCTGTGAAATGTCTGAAATATAGATGGGAACCTGGAACGTATAAGGGGGTAAAATACCCAAATTGTCTCGGTAGGTCTGGGGACCGAACGTGATGCTCCGAACCGGGTCGGCGGTACATATGGCGCCCGTCAGGATGTACGAACCGGTACTACTGAACTGGAATCCGGCGCTCGTGTATGAAATGAGGTTTGAACTACCGGACGATGTGAAATCTGAAACAAAATTGAAAGGAGCCATGAGAGTAGAGCCGGTCGAGCGAAACGTCAGACCGTTGTCGGGCAAGACGTTCGAGTCTGGGTTCGAGGCGGTCGGAACGCTCATACGGTTCACGATAAAGTACGTGTTGGAGGCTACGGTACTCAGGGACGTGGTCGTGACGTTCATATAGTAATTGGCGACGGGGTCCGTGACGGACAGAGGCACCGAGAATGCAAAGGTGGGATCGCGGCCTTGCATGGACATGTCGTAATCGTAAATCAAGTTGGCGCTTTCCCAAACATGAACATTCGAAACGTACTCGGGGCCGCCCAGATAGACGGAGCCGGTCAGGATGTATTCACCAGCGTTGACGAAATTGATATTCGAGCCGGGTGTGAGGGTCAGGGTGAAACCACCGGTCGCGACGACGTTGCCGTACAGGGGCAACTTGAAAGGGTTGGAAGTCATGGGGATCGGGGCACTGAGTTGATAAATTTCATCGACGGGGCTTATGGTGACGTACGAATTGGACTGGAGTTGGGACCCGGTGCTCGTCACGTAAAAGTAGTAGGTGTTGGCGGTGTTCCGGACGTTC